ATGATTTGCCGTTCTGAGGTGATGGGACATGACAATGCCTTTTCATCCTCAACCAAAGACGAAGGCGCTTAGAAATGTTCGTATAAAGCAAACGCAGAAGCAGATGGGCGATATCAGCCCGTCTGTGGACGCTGAACTAAAGGTAAGGTCTCATGGTCTGTGTGAGCGTTGTGGAAAGGCTAGAGCGACCGAGAGAGCGCATCTAACTGGACGTAAGCAGTTGGAATGGAAGACCACAGCAGCCGATCTACTACACCTTTGCACAGCATGCCATGACTGGCTAGATGAGACACCAGAGGGCATACAAACACGACGCATGATGGCAACAGTGTTGAACTACGAGTTGAGACGGAATCAAAGTAGGTGAAGCAAGTGTTGAAAGGGGCTTTTCAAACAAGTAGGGAGATATTTGAGAATCCCATTTGGCAAGATATCGTGAAGTTTAGAATCTTCTTTTACATCGTAGGTAATGCGGTTTATCTAGATGAAGGTGTGACGGTACATGGTATCAAAATCGAGCGTGGTCAGTACTTAAGATCATATAGAAATCTCGCTAATGACCTGCACTATATCGAGAACCGTTCTATCAAAAAATACTCACTTTCAGTAATTTCGAAAAAAATCGATCAACTTGTGAACGAAGAACGATTGAAAATCGAAGAGACCGAACTTGGAACACTGTTTACGGTAGTAAACTATGCGGAGTATCAAGGTTTTCAACGCTATAGAAAAGAAAGTGAGAACGGAGAAAGAACGGAGAAAGAACAGTGTGAGAACGGCGTGAGAACGGAGAAAGAACGGCGTGAGAACAATAATAATAAAGATAATAAAGATAAGAAGGATAATAAAGATAAAAATATAAAACCATCTTCTCGGAACAAGAATTATTCCGAGGACTCAGTTGAATACAAAATGGCATTATACCTTCATACCAAAATAATGGAACATGCGAATGAATCAGGAGTAGCTCACTTGGTTGAAAAGGCTAATCTGCAGAAATGGGCTGACGATTGTAGAAAGCTACTAGAGATCGACAAGATAGACAAGGCACTAATCAGAGATGTAATCGATTGGGCAACTTCTCATAGCTTTTGGAAATCAAATATCCTCAGTGCTTCGAAACTAAGAGAGAAGTTTCAAGACTTGGCGATCAAGATGAACAGCACCAAACCAAAACAAGAAGATCGGCTGGACTTTATAAATGACCTGTAAGGAGTGAATGTCTTGGAGAAGGACAGTGCCAAGAAGGTTCTTTTCAAACTAGCTGCATGTTACCCTAACTGGAACGTGAACGAGGGTATAGCAAAAGTATGGATCGAAGAACTGATGAAAGCTGAACACGAGCACGTGAATGCTAACGCAGACGAATACATCCGCTCAAATAAATTCCCACCTAGTCTTTCTGACATCATCAAGAACAACCCACGCATAGATGCACAACGACAAATTGAATCCACTAGACAGATGATCGACCGCAAAGAAGAATATGTTGCACCACCTTGGATACGAGAAGGCATAAGCCGTGAAGAGTGGATGCGTAAGGTTATGGGTGGACGCTCATGAGTTATCACAATCTAGAAGCTGAGCGTTCGGTATTAGGTTCAATACTCTTGAAACCTGAGTTGGTCCATGAAACAAGCTTGACAGGCGATGAGTTTTCATCGGAAACCCACCGCGCACTATTCGGAGCAATGTTATCACTCAGAGACAATAACCAACCAGTAGACATTGTCCATATGGCTCAGGAGATGGGATCGGAGTTAGAAAGGCATGGTGGTGTAGGGTATCTGTTGAACCTGTCAAACACGGTCCCAGCCACATCAGCATTCGGAGAATACGAAAAGATAGTCAAAGAAAAGCATGTACTCCGTACCGGCATGAACTTACTACGGCAAGTGATGACAAGTGAGTACAGCGATCCTAAGACATTCGCAGCTGAGATCATGGGCATTGCTGAGACCGTAGAAGTCGGATCGAACACCAGTGATGATTTCATCCACATCAGTAAAGACATCATCAATCACTATGACGCACTTTGTGACAAGGCATCTCAGGGAAAGGGATTAGGACACAGCACAATATGCGGTGACATGGACAAGCTACTCGGCAAATGGCAGAAACAGACGTTGAACATTATTGCAGCTCGTCCATCAATGGGAAAGACGGCATATCTCCTATGCAATGCACTGGCAAATGCCAAACAAGGCGACACAGTAGCGATATTCAGCCTTGAAATGTCTAGGTTTCTACTCTATGACCGAATGTTAGCAGCGGAATGCATGATAGACGGGCTACGGATCAAGAACGCAACACTCCAAGAAGACGAATGGGAAAAGTACACACTAGGGCTTGGGAGACTCGGAGAGTTAGATATCTACATCGATGAGAGTAATGCGAAAACGATACACGAAATCAGATCCCAGGTACGGAAATTAAAAAAGCAACATGAAAACTTGATTGTGTATATCGATTACTTGCAACTCATTAACGGTGGTAGCAAATTCAACAGCCGAAGTCGAAACGAAGAAGTCGGGTACATCAGCGGTATGTTGAAACAAATGGCACGAGAGAATGATTGTCCAGTAATCGCACTCGCACAATTAAGCCGAAGCCTAGAAAGCCGTCAAGATAAACGCCCGATGATGTCAGACCTTCGAGAGTCAGGCAACATCGAACAGGACGCAGATACAATCACCTTCCTGTACCGAGATGACTATTACAACAGAGAGTCGGAAAGCAAGAACGTTATAGAGTTAATCATTACTAAAAATCGAAATGGACAAGTCGGTACGGTGGAAATGGTGAACTTGAAACAATATTGCAAGTTTGTACCTTACCACGAAGTAAACGCTTAAGGGGGATAAACAATGAACTGGACGGAAGAAGAGAAGCGAGCTGCAGGACAGGAACTATTCTCACGGATCGGAGAAGGAAGGTGAAAACAAATGCCACACACAGAAGCGAGAAAACACTTTAGGATCTGTAAAGTATGCCGTAAACGATATGCGAGACGATATTTTGATAAACACAAGTGTGTCAGCAAGGAATTAAGCCCATACGCCAATCGTGAGCCTAATACAGCCGTTTCAAAAGCAAAAACGATCAATCATACCACCGACACCAAAAACGTCACAGAAAGGAAAATAACACCATCTAAAAAGCCGACGAAATCTCACAGGGAAATAGGAGATAGTTACCGACCGATTGCCACGGTGTCAAAGATGAAAAACGGCGTTGAAAGTGTGCTAATCATTCGGGGATTGCGGTATGTGCTTGAACATCCAAACCAACATAAGCAAGGAAAGTAAGGAGATGATAAAGTGATTCAATTTACGGTCTATGGCGATCCTGTAGCACAAGGTAGACCAAGGTTCTCTAACCGTGGAGGATTCGTTAAAGCATATGATCCTCAGAAATCACGAGATTTCAAGGACTATGTAAGACTAGCAGCTAGTGAACATGCTCCTGATCAACTCTTGGACGAACCGCTTAATCTTGAAGTGACATTTTATCGACCGATCCCAAAGAGTTTCAGCAAGAAGAAAACGACGGAAGCAGAGAATGGAGAAATACTACCGACAAGTAAGCCAGATATAGATAACTATCTCAAAGGAGTAAAGGACGCTCTCAGCGGTATCATTTGGCGAGATGACAATTGCATAACTGATGTGCTCATGAGAAAGAGGTACAGCAATCGTCCACGCATAGAAATCACTGTTAAGAAAGCGGTGAACAGATGAAAGACAAAAGAATGACCATCAACCAAACCATGAATGAAGTGCACAAGGCATATGACTTCATCGAAAAGTGTTCGGTCGCATCGATGGAGACAACCTTGAGAGAGGTATTCGGCTTCGGATCAACGAGGATTGAGCGATTCAAAGAAACTTATCTCCATCGGTTCGGAGAAGAAACAGCTGCCGAATGCGAACGGATCAGATCACAACTAAAACGCAAAGTTAAATAATCCAGTAAACACAACTGGTAGTGACTTTTTACAACCCAAGAACAGAACATATGTACTTATAAAACCAATAAATGGAGGTTGAAAGATGCAAGTATATGACTTTTATATAACTCCAACAGACTACGAAAAAGCCGCTGAAAACAACATAAAGCCCAAGACGCTCGAAGCGAGAATAAGGGAACTAGGGTGGAACAAAGAAAAGGCACTTAACCAAGAACTCCAAAGAAAGACAGATCGGAAATATTGGGCAAAGATCGCAGCGTCCAATGGTATTGGTTACTGCACATTTGCAAACCGAGTGAACGTTCATGGCTGGGATATGGAAAGAGCAGCTACACAACCGCTACAAGATAGGAAAAAGCAGATGGCTAGTATGATTCAAAAACGGATTAAGTACCCGAGGGAGATTGTTGAACTTGCGAAGTCGAACGGAATCAAGTATCGCACATTCCAACAGAGGATTTACAACGGTTGGGACATGATGAAAGCCGCAACAACACCAGTAATGAGTGCAAGTGAATGCGGACGTTTATCGAAGCAAGCAAACGAATTGAACATGAAATGGTTATTCCCGAAGATCAGAAAATAATCAAGGGCAAAGCCCATAAGGAGACAAAACATGAAAGTTATATTAATGGCTAAGACGCAATTAACAGAACAGTTTATCAACGAATACTCACCAAACGTACCAGCATCGGACAATGAAAAGTTAGCACTAATCGCTATTCGAAATTGTTACAGCCCACTAAAGCCAAGCGAAATATTACACGCTGAATCTGAACGATATTTTGGTGACAAAGCGAACGGAGAGCGCCTATTCAAACAGATCGCAAACAGTAAGCACACATCCACCATGGAACATATACACTTTGCATTCAGTGTTGAGGACATCAGCCGAGCAGCATTAGCACAGTTAACAAGGCATCGTCACTTTGGATTCAGTGTTAAGTCACAACGCTATGTGAAATATGGTAGTGGTGACAAGTCAGGTGGTTTTGATTATGTAACACCAGCAAGCGTAACAGGCGGTAAAGCACATGAGATATATGACGACTTCATGCACATAGCACAAGAAACATATGACCGCTTACGAGAGGCAGGAATACCAGCAGAAGACGCACGGAATGTGTTACCTAATGCAGCGACAACTCATATTGTTATGAGCGGAAATCTACGAGCGATATTAGAGTTTTACGGCAAGCGTCAGGAAGGACGAGGCGCACAAGCTGAGATAGCTGAATTGGCCGAGAAAATGCGGCAACTGGTGCAAGAGTGCGAACCTTGGACGGCACACTTTTTCGATGTTCAATAATAGAGCGGAGGGGTAACGATGACAAAGTTTAAGGTCGGGGATAAAGTAAGGGTCAATATTAGTGAAGTGGCTGACGGGGCTTACAAGGAGACTTGCCTTAATCCAATGATGCGAGGTTACGATGGGAGAGAGTCACAAATAACAAAAGTAAGACCTGTGTATTTGAGAGACGGTAAACTTGTAGGATCCTACACATTAAATTTAGATGATGACGAGTACCTGTGGAGTTGGCATGAGGATTGGTTAGAACCAATTGAAGAGCCGACCACAGATCAGGTAACGGCACACAACATTCTGTTATCAGCAAGTCAGCACATGATAGACCGAGGCAAGACCTACGACAAGGAAGGCGGAGAACGCAGTATGAGCGCAACTGTAGAAGCGTTCAAGGCAGTTACAGGCATAGACCTAACCGAGTCCCAAGGATGGACGTTCATGGCGCTATTAAAGGCTGTAAGAGCCAATCAACGCACAGCCTATCATGCGGACAGTTATGAAGATATGGCAGCATATGTGGGACTAGCTGCAGAAGCCAAAGCACAGGAGGGATATACGAATGAAATCAATTAACGAACTGGTACAAGAAGCACACGAGAACGCAATCTCAAAAGGTTGGTGGGAAGAAGATCGTAGCTTCGGTGAACTAATCGCACTTATACATTCGGAACTATCAGAAGCTTTAGAGGACTATCGCAGAGGTAAACACACCGATGAAGTATGGTATGAGGGGAATCATGAAGGAGAGAAGGTGTGGAGCTACATTAAAGATGATAAATGTCAAAAGCCATGTGGAATCCCATCCGAACTGGCAGACGTAGTGATACGAATCTTTGACACATGCGGACGGTACGGCATTGACCTAGAAAAAGCAATAGCTGAAAAGATGGCATATAACGCAACGAGATCACACAAACACGGCGGAAAGGTAATATGAGGGCTATGCCCTCTAAGGAGGATAACGGAATGAAAATGGAGGACAAGCCATGAAAATAAAAGCAAAGACACATTGGGTATGGACACAACAAGGAGCTAATGCATACAACAAAGTTTCGGGCGAACCAGTATACGAGCCTTATACACATAACGCACCTGTAGACATGATAAACAGCGGATATATCATAGACAGCACAGAATACACAGGACAAACGGATCTATTCTCAGCATTGGAGGGATAACATGGAACAAAGTTGTCTATTCAAACTCAATGAACGTGAGACGTGGAGAAGAGTCGAGGAAAGGTTAGAATCAGCAAGACTCTATAAACGTTTCGGGTTTATCCGTCGAGAAGCAAAGATTACAGCCGTATACAGTGACATGCCACGCTCAGGCGGCACAAGCGATCAAACAGCAGACATATCTATTTACAACGTAGATCGGGAAGAACTACTCCAACAACAGTACGATCAAGTCATGAGAGCAGTAGGCAGACTAAGTAAGATACAGCGTAGAATCATTGAGGAACGTTACTTAGGGGATGAAGATGTAATAGACATAAACGTATACGTAAACATGCACATGAGTGAGCGATCATATTACTATGCCAAAGCTAAGGCAATGTACAGACTGGCGTATGCGTTACGATTAGAAGCGTATGAGGAAGTAACTTAAAATCATTGCAGACTTTTTGCAGTTTTCTTGCAGGTCATTAGGCAATAATCCATGTAAGATACTAATATAGACGAATAAGGGAAAGGCGCGGACAACTAAGCCAAAGAGCGGATACCGCGCATAGCGTCTAAACACAGTCACTCTAACCGAGTGGCTTTTTATTTTGTCTAGAAAGGAGCGTTTACATGAAAGTAGGAGACATCGTAAAGCACTATGGCATGGTCGGTGTAGAGGGACCCGTCACAGAGATAGAAGAAGACGGTACAGTCCATGTGCAAGCGCCATTTGGTAAATACTTTGCTCCAGAGGTTGAATGGGAACTGATTGAAGATGAGACACCAAAGAGAAATAGGAAACAGAAATGAAACCATGGGCAAGATCATTCTATAAAGGGAAAGCGTGGCGCAAATGCCGTGACGCTTATTTTACATTGAGACATGGGCTGTGTGAGAGATGTCATTCATCAGGTAAGATAGTGCATCACACTGTTTACCTAACGCCTGAGAATATCAGCGACCCAAACATATCTCTCAATCATGGCAAGTTGGAATTACTTTGTCAGGACTGCCACAACAAAGAGCATCATGCAAATGAGATAGTCGAATATGGTTTGAGGTTCGATGAGAACGGCGACCTTGTGCAGATGTCGAAAGGCGAAAAAGCAGGAGGCAACCCCCCATCACTTTAGAGGGATGAAGCAAATAGGGGACCGATGCCGCCCATTCAAATAACACACAAGTCACTCCTATGAGGGGGTGTAGTAAGAAAGAAGGTGCATAAATAGTGAAAAACGATCTAAAAACAGAGAAAGAAGAACGAATTGAACAAAAAAGAGCCGAACTCACAAAACAATTTTCTAAGCTGGACAAGGGTCATAAAAAGGTTGTTACTTCACTAATCAAGAATGCAGCCTTCATGATTATTACACTCGAGGATCTGCAGGATTCGATTAACCTCAATGGAGTAGTGAGCGAGTATCAAAACGGTGAAAACCAATGGGGAACGAAGAAGTCCCCAGAGGTTGAAATATATAACACCATGATTAAAAACCACATGACGATCATGAAACAGCTCACGGACCTACTTCCTAAAGAAGAGGTTCAAAAGGAACAGGACGATGGATTCGAATCGTTCGTGATGGATCGTTGAGAAAACAGTACCCACTCACATATAACCCTATCATCGACTACTGGAACAAGATCGATGCAGGAACTGAGTTAGTCAGCGACAAGGTTCGAAGGGTTTATAAGAAGCTAGCCGAGGATGTTCACGACACAAGCGGTATATATGAATACGATCCGCGCCGAGCCAATCATGCAATAGAGTTCATTGAGAACTATTGCAAACACTCCAAAGGTAAATGGGGCGGAAAACCGATCGAGTTGGAACTGTGGCAGCATGCTTTCTTAGCAGCAACATTCGGCTTTGTTCATAAGATTGATGGTACTCGTAAGTATCGTGAAGTGTTCCTAGTTGTCGCTCGTAAAAACGGCAAGTCAACAATTGCATCAGGCATTGGCTTATACCTTCAAGTTGCTGACGGTGAAGCGGGTGCAGAAGTGTACGCAGTAGCGACAAAGAAAGATCAAGCTAAGTTGGTATGGATTGAATCAAAGCGGATGGTTAAGAAGTCGCCAGCTTTGTTGAAACGTATCAAACCGCTTGTATCTGAATTGGTCTGTGACTGGAACGACAGCAGCTTTAAACCGCTCGGATCAGATAGCGACACATTGGATGGTCTTAACGTACATGGCGCTATGCTTGATGAAATACACGCTTGGAAAGACAAGAATCTGTATGACGTTATCGTTGACGGTACGAGCGCACGAGAGCAGCCGTTGATCGTCATGATAACAACTGCTGGAACGGTGCGTGAAGCCGTATATGACATGAAGTACGATGAAGCCGAACGAGTGTTAAACGGTTATTGGGATGTTGACGGGTACAAAGATGATCGGTTCTTGCCAATCGTGTATGAACTTGATGACCGAAACGAATGGACAGATCCGACCAAGTGGAAGAAAGCTAATCCTGGTCTTGGCACAATCAAAAAAGAAGATCAGCTGCAGACCAAAGTCAATAAAGCCAAAGCCAATCCGATGCTCGTCACAAACCTTTTAGTTAAGGACTTCAACATTCGTGGAAGCAGTAACGAATCGTGGCTGACGTTTGAAGAAATCAATAACACAGAGCCATTTGACATTGAATACTTACGCGGTAGCTATGCGGTTGGCGGTGTTGACTTATCAAGCACGACAGACTTAAGCTGCGCAACATTGCTTATGCAGAAGCCTGATGGCAAGACGTATGCACTACAGCAGTATTTCCTCCCAGAAGAACTTATAGAGCGTAGGGTGAATGAAGATAAGATCCCTTACGACAAATGGGCAGAACGTGGCTTGTTGACGCTGTGTGAAGGGAATAAGGTTCGATACTCAGATGTAACGGTATGGTTTCAAAAGATGTACGAGCAATATGAGATCATTCCAGTTTGGATTGGCTATGACCCTTGGAACTCAGACTATTGGGTTGAGGAAATGAAGGATCACGGCTACACGCTCGAGAAGGTTCGTCAAGGGGCACAAACACTATCCCAACCAATGAAAGAGATGGGTGCAGATCTCGCCGCCAAACGAATCAACTATAACAACAATCCTATTCTTAAGTGGTGTTTGACTAACACAAGCGTCAAGCGAGATGAGAATGATAATATTCGCCCGATCAAGGGGCAAAACCAAAGGCAGCGTATAGACGGCGCTGTCTCTTTGTTGATTGCCTATACAGTCATGTTCCAAAAGTTGAGTGACTATAAGGCTCTTATTTAAGGAGGTGAGGAAACTGCAAAAGCGATCTTTATTTTACAAGATATTCGGTAGACAACCGCTAAGACCAAGCGGAGAAACGACACAACTCCAAATGTTAAACGGATTTGCTCCAACGTTTACAACGTTTGGCAATGAAGCGTATGACTCGGACGTTGTGAGGGCTGCTATTGATGCCATTGCGCGTAACGCAGCTAAGTTAAAGCCAAGACATATACGGCGCAGAGATGGGAAGCTAGAGCCTTCTAATTCTAGGTTGGAGAGATTGCTGCAGATCAGACCTAACCCATACATGGACACATACAGCTTTCTTTACAAGGTCATAACTCAGTTATATCTCAAAAACAATAGTTTCATATTCGTAGCTTGGAACGAGAATGGGACCTTGAGAGAGTTGTACCCAGTTAACTCAGCGTCCACCGAATTATTGGAGAACAACGGCGAAATATATGTGCGCTTTAACTTCATGTCTGGTCAGCAAGCTGTGGTTCCCTATAACGATGTCATTCACCTAAGACGGTTCTTTTATAAAAATGACATGTACGGTGAGACATCAGACGCGGCTCTTAACCCTACTCTTGAATTGATCCATACGACAAATGAGGGCATACAGAACGCAATCAAAACGTCTGCTAATCTTCGAGGTTTATTGAAATATACAACCATGCTGAAAGACGAGGACATCAGGAAGAACAAAGAAATATTTGTTCGTGACTACATGAGCGTTTCGAACAATGGCGGTATAGCTGCTTTAGATTCCAAAGCTGAATACCAGGAACTAAAGAATGAACCGAAGATGGTTGATGAAAAGCAAATGTCTCTCATCGAGAACAAGGTATACAAATACTTTGGGGTAAATGAGCAGATCGTCATGAGCAAGTACAGCGAAGATGACTGGAACAGTTTTTACGAGTCGATATTAGAACCTTTAGCACTGCAGATGTCACTCGAATTTACGCAAAAACTGTTCACTGAAACAGAAAGAAATCACGGAAACGAAATCATTTTCGAAGCCAACAGACTTCAATACGCTAGCAACCAAACAAAGATCAGTGTGATCGAAACGCTAATGGATCGCGGATTGATGTCAATGAACGAAGCGCGCGAGGTATTCAACCTTGCTCCTATTGAGGATGGAGAGAAGCGTATAGTTAGTCTCAATTTTGTTAGCGCCGATCTAGCAGATCAATATCAGGTTGGGAAAGGCGGTGATGAGAATGGACAAGATCCAAGCGAAGATGAAGGATCGTGATTATCGCAAATTTGACTTTGAAATCAGAACAGCTGACGATGACATGATTGTTGAAGGGTACGCGCTAACCTTTGATGAACCCACAGTGCTTTACGAATACGATGGTGTGCAATACAAGGAAAAGATCGCGCGAAGCGCATTAACAGGCGCAGACCTATCAGATGTCATATTCAACTACAATCATGGTGGTAAAGTCATGGCAAGAACACGAAATAAGACCCTTGATCTCCGAGTGGATGACAAGGGTCTTTTTGTTACCGCTCATTTAGGCGGTACAGAGGAAGGTCGCAAGCTGTATGAAGAGATTCGCGGTGGGTACATCGACCGAATGAGTTTTTCCTTTAAGACTCAGGAAGACTCCTATGACCGCGAGAGTCACACGCGCACCATCCGAAAGCTAAAAAAACTGTATGACGTGTCCGCTGTGGATATCCCAGCTTACGATACTACTTCAATTTCTGCAAGGAGTTTCTTCGAACTGGAGAGGGAGAAGGAACAAAAGGCGCTGGAGAGTGCTGAATTGCGGAAGAAGTTAATAATTCAAACTTACTTTTAAGGAGAGATGAGAAATGAATAAACGCATTATGGAAATCGAAGCACGCAAGGCAGAATTGAGAGCATTACTTGAAGGTGAACAAGAGGTTAACTTGCAAGATGTACAGGCAGAATTGCGCAAGCTTCAAGACGAAAAGGCACAAATTGAAGAGCGCACGAAGACAGCAGCATCTATCACAACAGGCGCGATTCCTGCAAACGTGTTGGTTAAGCCAGCCGCAGAAAAACGCAACTTTGAAGAGATGAACAAGGAAGAGCTGCTTGCTTCTCCTGAGTATCGCTCCGCTTACTTGAAGCGTCTGCAAGATCGCGAACTTAATGAGACTGAAAAGCGTGCCTTGACTACTGCTGCCGCATCTGCTGGCGCTGCTGTTCCTACAACAACGCTTAACATGATCATCGACAAACTGCGTCAAACAAGCGCTTTGTTCCCACTGATTAACGTTTCGTATGTTCCAGGCAACCTGCGTTTGGCTGTGGCTAACGCTAAAAATGCTTCGTCTTGGAAGGCAGAAGGATCAAACGGAACTGCTGCAGATGATACTCTTGTAGCGGTAAACCTGACAGGATTCGAATTGATTAAACTGGTTGAGATCTCAGCTGCTGCCCAAGCAATGGCAATTGATGCTTTTGAGTCTTACATCGCTGCCGAGATTGGTCGTCAGATGGCTATCGCTATCGAAAATGCGATCTTGAACGGTACAGGTACTAATCAGCCGACTGGTATTCTTACTGGCGTAACATGGGATGCAACAAACAGCGCAACTTTCGCTAACAATGCATCAGTAAGCTATGACAACTTGGTTGATATGCTGGCGTTGCTGCCAACGATGTACCATGATCGTGCGCACTTCGTAATGAACCGTAAAACATTGTTCGGTCAGATCCGTAAGATTAAATCGACTGACGGCACACCGATCTTTGCATACAATCCGCAAGATCGTACAGCAATGACGATTCTGGGTTATCCGATCGTTCTCGATGACATGGCTCCAGACGATACAATCTTGCTTGGTGATCTTGGCTACTACTACTTCAACTTCTCACAAGCACCTGCAATTGAGTCTAGCGCTGCAGCTGGCTTCATGAGTGGTAAAGTTGTATACCGTGGTTTGGCAGTTGCCGATGGCAAGCCAGCACTGAACGAAGCATTCGTTAAACTCACCAAAGCTACAACGTAACAATGAACTAGGGCGTCATCATGGCGCCCTTTTCCTCTTGGGGGTGGAGCGATGCTAAACGACATTAAAACGGCTTTACGCATTAGCCGAGCGACAACAGCGTTTGATGGTGAGATTACAGACTTAATAAATGCTGCTAAGGCGGATCTGCAGATCACTGGTGTTAAGGTTGACGATGAAGCTGACTCACTCATTAAAAGAGCCATAACAACATACGTCAAGGCTCACTTTGGTTGGGATAATCCCGATGCAGAGAAATTGCAACAAAGCTACAACATGCTCAAAATGCATTTGTCGCTTTCAATGGAATATGGTGCATCGTCATGATGTGGAGGGACGTTATTCAGCTTGTCGGAATCACTGAAGCAGATGACGGTGGCGGTGGGATCATCGAGACAGAGACACGGCGAGAAGTGTTCGCCAATCGGAGATCAATCAGACAGTCAGAGTTTTACCAAGCGCATGCAGCAGGATTGAAACCCGAAATGATGTTTGAGATCAGGTTGATCGACTATGCAGACGAGGAATGGCTTGTTGAGAACGGCAAGAAACGGCGTATCATGAGAACTTACTCTAAAAATGGTGAGATCATTGAACTTGTTTGCTCGGGAGTTGAGGTCTAATGACGAAGGCTAGAATTAAAATCGATGTTGAAGGCATTGATGATATACTCAACAAATTCAGTCGCTTCGACCAAGAGGGTCGCGTCAATCTCCGTAAAGCGGTTAGATCAAATGCCAATGCACTCAGAAAAGCCATACAATCCCGCGCTCCAGTCGATTCGGGGAATCTCAAAAGTTCGATAAAAGCCAAGTATGAAAAAGATGGTTTTGGGGCTGATGTCGGACCTGTTAGTGGAAAAGGTTCACACGCTCACTTGATTGAGTTCGGGACAGTAAAAATGCCAGCGCAACCATTCATCACACCATCAGCAGAGGAACAAAAACCAAAGTATGAAAAAGACATTAAAGGCGCGATTAAGGGGGCGATACCATGAGTGGTAGCGCTTTTTGGGCGCTTCAAGTCGCTGTACGCAGTCGCCTTATTGCTGACCAGACGCTAATGGCGAAAGTTAAAGGCATTTTTGATGCCGTACCCGACAATCAGACATTCCCTTATGTAACGATTGGCGATGTAACGAGTGTTCCAAACCGAACGCTTGATAAGTTTGGCGAAGAATGCACGATTACATTACACATATGGAGCCGATACAACGGGTTCAAAGAAGCTGCAGAGATATTAAACGACCTCAATCGCCTATTAGCGGATGAGTTTTTTTCAGTGTCTGGGTGGCAGGTGGAGGGTTGCTATTACGATTTTAGCGAGACTCTTCGAGATCCAGACGGAATAACAAGACACATCCCTGTAAGATACAGGGTCAAATTAACAAAGGAGTGAGTTGAATGGGAGCAACAGCAGGATTTGAGGGTGGATTGTACTTAGCCGAAGCAAGCACGCAAACTCCAATCGCAAAGGTAAGAGAAGCAACGCTTTCTATCGAAGCGGAGACAATTGATACAACTAACTTCGACACAAATGGTTGGGCTGAAAACATCCCTTCTTTCAAGTCATGGAGCGTTGAAGCGGAATTGCTTTATGTACCAGATGATGAGTCCCAAGAGGGCTTAGAAGATGCTCTAATGGCGAATACACCAGTTGAGGTTGTGTTATATCCGAAAGATGTTGCAAGCGCAAAGGGATATAAAGGAACCGCTTATATTACTAGCTTTGAACTCGGTGTGCCAGTCGATGATGCGGTTACAATGTCGGTTACATTGACTGGATCGGGCGCATTGGCAACAACAACGAAAGCCTAGGAGGAATAGTCATTGAGCCAACAATACGTTGAGTTAGAAATTGGGGGGAAGGAGCGCTTGCTGCGCTTTGACTTCAACGCTGTGTGTGACGTAGAGGAACGGACAGGTAAAGGCATAGGCGCGATCTTCTCTGAATCGCAAGTGGGTTTTAATACGGTCCGTTTGCTTCTTTGGGCGGGGTTGAAATGGAAGATACCAGGACTGCAACCGCAACAAGTAGGACAGTGGTTACAACAAGAAGCTGAACACGGTAAACAACCAATGGATTACATTCAACCGATCATGGTTGCCTTGAAAAAGGCTAAGATTCTGCGTGAAGCAGAGACGGAAGAACAGGAAAAAAACTCAGTGAGCAGTCAGGAGACGGTAGACTCCCATGGGGAGATCTGAAAAAAGTCTCTTACGGGCTGCTCGGACTCAAACCAAGCGAGTTTTGGCTGCTGACATACGATGAGTTCCTAGACATGTACGAAGGTTATAAACACCGTTCAGAAGTGGAAATGGAACGGATTGCATGGCATGCAGCTAACTTGATGAACGTCCACTTGAAGAAGAACAGCAGAGTAAGCGTTGATCAACTTCTAGGCAAAAACAAACGAAAGTCAATGACACAAGAGGAACGTTCAGCAGGAATTGAAAAGCTAAGGAAGTTGACAGGGGGCCGTTAGGCTCCCTTTTTGTATTAATGCCCGAAAGGGGTGTTTTGATTGGCTGAAACAATAGCATCTATGGCTGTCCGTATCGGTGTAGACCTTAAAGGATTCACCAAGGATATGGACGAGTTTAGAAAGACTTGGAGCAGAGTAGGAAGTCAGGTGCAGCAAGTAGGCTCACAGATTGGAACGGCATTTACTGCTGCTGGCGCTGCAATAACGGCTGGTTTGGGTGTATCGGTAAAAGCTGCAATGGACTTCGATAAGGACATGAGCAGAGTTGGAGCGATTGCAGGGGCAACAGAAACCGAATTCGAGTCTATGAGACAAACTGCGTTGAATCTAGGCGCGTCAACTTCTAAATCAGCGTCAGAAGTAGCAAAGGGAATGGAATTGATGGCGACGAAAGGATATGACGCGAATCAGGTAATGGCTGCAATGCCAGGTGTTATTGCTGCAGCGGAAGCATCTGGTGAAGATATGGCTTTGACAGCTGACACTGTGGCGAGCGCATTGAACGCCTTTCAAATGGAAGCTAAAGACGCTTCTAGGGTTGCAGATGTACTAGCGATGTCCGCTAATACTTCTGCTGCAGGAATCACCGATCTGCAGTATGCGTTTAAATACGCAGCACCAGTCGCTAAAGCGTTGGATATATCGATGGAACAGCTAGCCGCTGCTACGGGCATTATGGCTGATAACGGCATGCGTGGCGAACAAGCAGGTACTACTTTGAGGGCTGCCCTACTACGTTTGACCGACCCACCAAAGGAAGCGGCGAACCAGTTGAGAGAACTTGGTGTTTCCGTCACAGATGCAAGTGGCAAGTTCTTGCCGTTCGATCAGATCATAGGTCAATTAAGAACATCAACGGATAATATGAGCAATTCTCAAAAGGCAGCGGCTTTGTCAACAATATTCGGCACAGAAGCGATGACGGGCATGCTTTCACTGGTTGAAGCAGGACCAGAGAAGTTTAATGCCCTCACGGAAGGACTGATTAACTCTGGCGGGGCGTCAGCCGAGACAGCAGCGCTAATGAAAGATAACTTGGCTGGGTCTATGGAAGAACTAGGAGGAGCCGTGGAGACGCTTCAAATAAGCTTGGGATCAGCATTAGCGCCAGCTATTAGAGCCGTAACGGAAGCAGTGACAGGAGTTGTTAACTGGTTCAATCAGTTGTCACCTGCTACACAGAGGAACATTGCAATTGCAGCTGCATTAACAGCGGGCTTATTGGTACTGGTCGGGGTTGTCGGTTTTCTTGCTGCAGCAATCGGTACGCTAATGACAGTCAGTTGGGCTGTAATCGCGCCGATAGCAGGAATCATTGCAATCATTACCGCTGTAATTGCCGCAGTAGTAGCCCTGACAGTGATCATCGTTAAGAACTGGGAAGAGATCAAAGCTTTCACGACCAGCACTTGGGAAACGATTAAACAAGCATTACAAACGGCTTGGGATTGGATCGTTGGTTTGTTCACAAAAGTGTGGGAAACGATTAAGCCCATTGTTTCGACTGGATGGGAAGCGATCAAGGCACTATTTACAACGTACTTTGGAGCAGTTAAAGCCATTGTTTCTTCATCTTGGGAAGCTATTAAGACGATATTCTCAACCGTCTTTCTGGCGATATACTATCTTGTTACAGGACAATGGAATAAAATTGGAGAACTTTTTCGTACAGCAGGAGAAAAATTAAGAGGTATTGTTTCTGGGTTATGGGAGAAGTTGAAGGAGATATTCTCTGGTGGATTTACCAAGGTCACACAATCCGCTAGTGAAGGATGGAAGAACATTAAAACCGCCTTTTCGAATGGTTGGGAAGCCGTTAAAAAGTTCATGAGTAACTTTGGTACTCAAGCGTACAACATCGGGAAGAACATCATGGAAGGCATGGTCAACGGTATTAAATCGATGGTCTCCAGACTCGCGGATCAAGCTAAAGCAGCCGTACAGTCAGCCGTTGATGCTGCAAAGAATTTCTTGGGTATCAACTCGCCATCCAAGCTATTTATGCAGTTTGGTGAATGGACTGGTGAAGGTTTTGCGATCGGCTTGGAGGATAGCGAAAGAATGGTAGCTAATGCGACTACATCCATGATTACTACACCTGAGTCGATTCAATCTCCGACACTCCCAAATGTAGCTAATGTTGGCGCTTCTGCTGCTCCAACCACTGTTATTCTAGAATTGGATGGTAAGGTTATTGCGCAGAGCACAATCAACCGTATGGGCGGTATGTTCCGAACGAGAGGGGCGGTTACATGACCACTTATAGCTTAGTCTGCAGCAACAGTTCAGGAACGACAGACATAACTTCAAGAGTGCGATCCGCTTCTTGGGAACGAGCGCTAGGAGAATCATCAGCCACATTGGAGATTGATTGTTACAACATAGCCAATAACCATGTCATGGACACCGTTTCACTCATTGTGGACGGTGTTCTTTGTTTTACAGGAAAAATCAAAGGGCAGGAAGATACAAAAAACGGATTAACAAAGGTGAGCAGATTGTCTGCAGTTGATAACACTGATAAGCTACAACGTCTTCTTGTTGCACAAGTGTATGAAAACAAAACACCTAAAGAGATGCTTAACGATTTGATTACGAGATACGCTCCGTGGGTGGATACATCACTAGTACAGGATCTTGGCGGTCAGGTTGAATCGATGTTTTTCAATTACGACACGTTATCAGCCGCTATTCAAAAGCTGGCTGATCTATCAGGTGCGTACTGGTATCTAGACCCGAACAACAAACTTCACTTCTTTGAAAACTATGATTCTGTTTCCTCTAAGACATATGATTCAACAAAAAACATACTTAAGGACACGTTTAATTTAGCCACAGAAGCTGCAGACCTTTGCAATCGGGTGTGGGTTATCGGTGCAAAATCTGCAGCGGCAAACTATATCAATCAATACTGGACGGGTGACGGAAACAACGCTGTATTTTCCCTAGCCTATGTCCCGAACTACGTTGATATTTGGGAAAACGGCACTCCTAAGACTGTGGAGGTCGAAAAAGGAACCGACAGCGAAAAAGACTATACGTATGACAAGAAAAACAAAGTATTAAAGCGAGTCGGCGGCAACCTTCCTAGCGGTGTGTTACTCCGAATGAGATACAAACCAACCATTCAAGTTATAGACTACTTTGAAGATCCGAACAGTGTTGCAAAGTATGGACTTTACGAGAAAGCCATACGAGATAAGAAAATTACAGATAAAACGGCAGCTCGAAAAAGAGGTCGGTCTGAATTAAAGCGGAACAAGTCACTTGTGCGCGTACCATCATTTTCAACGCGTGACTGGAAGATTAACATAGGACAACTTGTTAGTGTAAAAGTAGAGTCGTTCTCGTTTCTCGCAGCATGCCGAATCGATAGTATCAGTGTACAATTCACTCCTCAGGACATTGTGGCTGATATAAGTGCTACGGAGGTGTTTGTATAATGTCGGGTATGAACGATCTATCTAACCTGTTTGGACGTGTCACAGCACTTGAACAAGAGGATGCGGACAGCGATCAAACAGTTACACAGGTTTTCAAAATGTACCCACGGCTAGGCATCAGAGTTCGTATGATTGCATATCTCCATGACTTGCGGATATGTGGAGACACACAACCGCTTTATTCTGCAACTTGCGGTGCGGATACTTATCTTTAAAGGGGGCGGCGTAATTGATTAACAAAAGTGGTTTTGATCGAGTTATAGCATTGTTAAGCGCCGATCTCACTCATATCGCAGTTGGTAATGGTACAACGCCGACATACATTGCGGATAAACTCAGCGCCGAAACATTCCGAAACTCGGTTAGCGAGACATTTACAGATGGGTTGGTACTAGGTAAAGAACTATACCTTGATGAATCTCAGGCGAACGGAAACATCACGGAAATCGGTTTGTTTGGAACTGGCGCAACATCGGCTGTTAATAGCGGAAAGTTGTTCTCGTCATTCTCGGCTGATTTCACGAAAACATCAAGTCAGAGCCTTACATTAAGTTTTGAAATAGAAGTGCTGGAGGTGACAAGTTAATGCCTTATACCAAAACAACATGGCAAGACAGACAAGTAGAGCATCCGAATCGATATAATAAGTCGTCTGAGAACTCTACAGAAGTTGTGTTAACTCCAAGCCCAGGGAATGTGCTGCGACAGGGAACACCTATTTCAGCAGCTAACATGAATAAGATTGAACAGGGTATTGCTGATGCACTGGCACTTGCAGAAGCAGCTGAAACTCCTGCAGGAGCGCAAGCCAAAGCAAACCAAGCAGAAACCAACGCTAAAAACGCAAGTTTACCACGGACTGGCGGTACGCTTACAGGTGCTTTGACGGTCAACGGAAATCTGCAAGGTCAAAACCTAAGAGTTACTAGCGGCTACTTTACCCTAGACTCATACAGCATAGCAGAATACGGTACAGGCAGACTAGAGACATTCTATGACGCAAACAACCAGCGTTGGAGTATTAACGGGAGAAATACCGCAAACCAATCTGTCCCTGTTACCTTGTGGGCAAATGATTTCAGGGCAGCAGATGGCACAACAATGACAAGTTTAAAGCAATCTGTCAGTAATGGGAAAGCAACCGTAGCAGCCGCTATTACTGACATGGGTGTCTCAACGGCAGCTACAGCTGAATTTGCAACTATGGCAACAAATATAAGAGCAATACAGACTTTAGGCTTTATCCAAGGTACAGGTACTTGGACAAAAGTCGGTCAAAGCGTATCGTTAACGGTTCGTGGTTTATCCTTCAGACCTTCAGTTGTGACCATCTATCATAGTTTCGCAGCAATGGGCGGTTACTCCTATATCAATAAAATTCCCAATAGTACGGATGGTTTCAACTGTTCTTTCGGGGCTGTTAACTCGGCTGGTATGGTAACAGTCTACACACAAACACCAACGATGTTCGCTGATGGGTTTACAGCTACAATATTTAATGACGCTTACGGCATGGGGATTCCAGCATCGGGTACATGTACGTACATTGCTTACAAATAAGGAGGTTGAAATATGCGAACATTAGTTATTTATGATGTAACTGGTTATCTCATACAGGTAATGTCCGGCAACGTTCGGGAGCCAGTGGGCATTCCGTTTGTTTGGGTCGAAGTGCCAGCAGGGAAATACGTCGAAAGAGTTGACGTATCAGGAGAACAGCACGAGGTCATGTTAATGGATATCCCGAAGACACCAGAACAACTGCAGATTGAAGCATTACAGGCTAAACAACAAGCATCAGATATAGCGATAGCAGAGTTAACCATGTTGCTTCTGACACCGCAACTTTAGAAAGGAGGTGATAATTATGGTATTCACAAGAAACAGTGGGTTAGTAAGAGTATGGGTTGGTTTAATCTTGAACGGCACATACACTTTGGATCAAGTGCCACCGCTTTTCAACTTAAAAGAAGTAGTAACAGAAGTCGTTAACGAAACAGTAGTCTAAAGCGCAGCCAATAGGTTAGCGCTATTTTTATGCCCGCATATCAGCATGCCCCGAGCCGATCGGGGCTATTTGCATTTAAAAGGGGATAAGGTCATGACAACATTGGGAGTGGGTGAAGGAATGAGCGCTGCCGAAACAAAGATATTGAACGACATAGCCGTGAAAGTAGGGCAAATGGAAGTCATGCAAGCGAATAACACAAAGTCAATAGGCGACATAGCTGACAACTTGAACAGGCTAGTCAACAAGCTAGAACAATCGGACGACATCGCTCGTGAAGCCATGCAGAGCGCTAAGTCAGCCCATCACAGATTAGATAAAATCGAAGACAACAACAAATGGCTGTGGCGTGCTATAAGCAGTGGATTTATCGGAATTGTAATTTCTGCAATAGTAGCAGTAATTAAATTGACGTAGGGGGGATTAATTATGGAATGGGAGTTAATCGTAAATCTTATTGATCCATCTTTGTTAGTGGTCGTGGCTGTGTGTTGGGTGTTGGGTTTTATCATTAAGCAAACACCAAACGTACCAAACTGGAGCATCGTTTATATCGTGTCTGCGTTCGCTATAACGGCGGTGTTATTGTTACAGGGGTTATCGGTCGAAGCAGTGTTACAAGGCATCCTGTGCGGTGCTGTAGCGGTCTATGGGCATCAGTTAGTTACACAGGCTAAAAAGAGCGGGGATGCTTAATGAAAGTTGTCGAAATTGACGCTGGGCACGGCGGCAAAGATCCAGGAGCCGTTGGTAATGACTTAAAGGAAAAGGATATCACGCTAAAAATATCAACCGAGATAGCTAGACGACTGAATGGGGAATACGAAGGCGTGCGTTGTTTGCTCACAAGATCGACTGATTTACACCTTGAGTTAGAAGAACGTACAGACATGGCTAATAAGGCTAAAGCTGATCTTCTGCTAAGTATTCATGTCAACGCTGGCGGTGGTGCTGGTGGCTTCGAATCCTTTACCTATAACGGTAACTACGATCCGAAAACAGCTGCCTATCAGAACGTACTGCATACCGAGATCATGGCACAGCTTAAAAAGTTCAGTGTGATTGATCGGGGACAGAAGAAGAAGAACCTCCATATGGTACGTGAAAGCAATATGCCATCTGTACTCACGGAATGCCTGTTTATCGATGTGGCAGCTGATGCAAGCCGATTGAAACAAGCGGACGTGATAGAAGCGTTCATCATCGGTCATTTGAACGGCATAGTAAAGTTTCTTGGACTGGAACGGAAGGAGAACGACTCATTGGAACTCACAAAAAATCAACGTGATATGCTTGTAGTCACATTACAGGATCTTGTTAAGCGTGGCGTTATCTCGGATAAGACGTGGATCGAAAAGGCGGAGAAGGGGACATTGACCGTATCTGAACTTACTTGGCTTAATACGATCATATTTTCTCGTGTTGCGAAGTAGTCCTAGACACAGCGGCGAAGTAATGCTATTATCTTGGCGTGCTGGTGGTTACATTCCATTCCTACCAGCGCCCTCTCGAGCCGCAGGTGTTCCCCTGTGGCTCTTTAGTTTTTCTCGTACATAAAAAGACTGCTGGATACACCAACAGTCCCCAAGTGTTTTACTTCGTTGTTTTAAACCACAAGCCACCTGCGCCATTAAAGCTACGATCATACACAATCAGTGGGTTGGCATCATCCTTCTTAACTTCAAATGCGAACCATCCAGTGTGCTCAGCGCCTTTGTAAATACTTGTGCGGTAATCAGGATCAGGCGTCACCACAACAACGCGCTCGTATTCAACTCCAGCACTCGAGATTAATGTATAGTCAGAAGGAGATAGGCTAATTGCGCTATCTTCTTTGCTATTCACGACTGAAATTTTAGCCTTAACCAACATGTATTCATAACCTTCTTTTGGCTCTTCATTGAACATGTTTGCATCAGCAATCATTTGGTTTGCTTCTGAACCGCGGATAACTTCAACAATCGAAAGTTTCCCGTCATATTCCCCGAATACATCCTTTTTCTTATAAGAAAGCGATGCGCCTATAGCAGCTGGATTACTTCTGCTGTTAGTTGAAGGCTGTGTTGTTCCCTCTACTGGCTTACCCATATCAACATAGATGTTCTTACCTTGAAGTGAAACCTTCGCTCCAAGTGATTCTGACACCAATCGAAGAGGTACGTATGTTGTTCCGTTCTTAATAATGATCTCGGACTTGGCCTCTTTACCATTGATAAATAGTTTCCAGTTAGTTGCTGCATAAGCGCCAATGGACATAGATCCTGCAACTACAATGGTTGCGATAGTTGAGACGAATAATTTCTTCTTAATAGACATTGATAAACCCCCTAAAATATGGATATAGGAGATTATATCATTAGTGGTTAATTATGTGTAAAGTAGATAATTCTTTAAGTTGTCTTTTGAGTGAAATATGATGTTGTATCTACTCCCATGTAAGTTTTCATACGCATCATGCATTCAGCCTTAAGAAAGTCATTAAGCAATACCATTTCCCCGGTATAACCTCTAAACATATACTTCGCCTTAACTCCGTTATCGTTCTTCACAGTTTCAAATACCTTCAATCCAGTCTTAAACATCGAACGCCTAACCTCGGTTAAAACCTTTGTAGCTTTATCCATCGCCAGCTTAATTGCTTCTGTGTATGGATCAGGAGTCTTCATTGTCTCTTCGATCTTCTTAATATCCCGTTCAAATGCGCTTAAAATCATCGGCAGCATGATATAAGATTTCACAAGTTGAATTTCTTCTTCCGTAACTAATGCGCTCATATTGTTCACCTCAATAAGAACATTTGTTCCTATTATATGCAGGTCAGTTTGTTTAATCAACTGTAATTATCACCAGAAGTCGCTTGCCTGTACGTCATAGCCGTGTTTCCTCAATATAGAGATTATCTTCTGTTTCGATTCAATCTGCGCTTTAGAACTATCCCTTGTACCATCACAAAGTCTAGTTAGAACATTCCGACTTAATCCACTCTGTTTAACTATCGTTTCTTGACTGATTCCATTGGCATCTAAAAACATTCCTAATGGCGATCTATTCTTTCCCAATCCACGCATATCCATCCCCCCTATTCAAGAGGGTGGACAATCTATGAAAATTTTAATCATTAGTTGAAGAATAATGACCAAGCCATAGCCAATAGAGTTAGGTATACACGGTGCGACAGGAGGTATACACCTTGCATACAAAAGTAGACTTCCGATTAAGAAAGGAACTAGATGCCGATCTGATCCGAGCTACTTCACATCTGAACAAGGGCGATCTGAATCAACTATGTAAAGACGGATTAAGGTTAATGCTAGGCATCTGCACAACAAGAAAGTCCATTATTACAGAGCAACCTATATTGCAGCCTAAAACCATCCCATCTAAGCCAGCGGTGTTTATCCCAAAACGAAAGGATGATGTTCAATGATCGGAATGGCATCTTTATTTACAGTGGCAGGAGTAGCAGGGGTTAGCGCACTGACAGAACATTTGTTGGAGAGATTCGGGCATGGCGATAAAGTTGTTTTTGTTAAGATCGCTGGTTACTGCATATGCGCTTATGTTGCTTGGGACGTTTGGTTTGATCTCGTCCATTATGTGAGTACGATGTTCGGAGTCAGGCTATAATTACGCTCCTAATTAAGCTACTAGGTTTCTTTCATGCTAACTTCATCTGGGCTACTAATTAGGTCATTAGATAGGAGCGTATCTCTAAGTCACTAGTACAAGGTGGACAATAGAATCTGACTGGGTTTTGAAATCTGTTTAAAAAGAGGTGGCTCGATGCTAATAGGATTGAGCATAGCAACGGCTGCTTGCTTCGGCGGAGCGTTTGCGGTGTATCGGACGTTGCCAGCGCCAGCAGCTCGAATCAAGCTGAATCAAATGTTTAGACTGGGGGATATATGCTTTAAGCGGAAACCGCACAAGGGTAAGGAGATCAAGAAATTCCCGATTATCCAACGAGTCACGGAAAAGGCTTCATGTATTGAAATGGTCTTTTCGATACCGACAGGATTGGACCCGAAAGAGATATATAAACATGATTGGTTGTTTAAACAAACCTTTGGTAACGAGATCAATCTTAAGGGAGATGCTAAAACATTTGTTCTAAACATATATAACGAGGGAATAAAACCGTTTTACTATGACCTGCCTTTAATGATGCAGCAACTTAAGAAACACAGGCTTGGCATCGTGGTCGGAGAAAGCAGAGACAAATTTGAATCATACGACATGACTAAACGCCCGCATCTCCTTATTGCAGGAGAAACAGGCAGCGGGAAGTCTACACAACTGAGATCGATTCTAACCACGTTAATTCACGGCTACGAGCCCGAACAACTGGAACTATATCTTGGAGACTTAAAGCGCAGTGAGTTCTTTCTGTTTGATCGTGTCGAGCATGTGAAAGCGAACGTGGTGGATGCCAAAGCACTTTACCGAACCTTGCTGCAGATAAGTAAGGAAATGAAACGGCGAGGGGATCTGCTGCATGAAGCTGAGGTTGCACATGTTGATGATCTAGACGATAAGTTACCATACATGGTTGTGTGCATTGATGAATTTGCGTTGCTGAAAAAGGAAAAAGACATCATGGAGATCGTAGAGGAAATATCCTCAATCGGTCGTGCGCTTGGTGTCTTCCTGATCCTCTCCTGTTTACGACCTGATGCAGAAGTGCTGGACGGTAAGTTAAAGCAGAATCTAACGGTCCGTATGGCGTTTAAGCATGCTGATGCAATCAACAGCCGTATTACCATTGGCACTGATGAAGCAGCTGACATACGGCAGTCAGACAGCGGCAGGATGTATCTCAAAATGGATGGGCTCAAACTAGTGCAAGCACCACACTTGGAACTGGAAGACGCAAAGAAACTGCTAGAGCCGTTCAAGAAACGTAAAGCACCAAAGGAAGAACCGACTGACAAGAACATAGACACATGGGGTGTTTTAGATGAATGAACGTGACCGAGCGATTATAAGCGATCTAGAGCGGTTCAGATGTTTGCAAAGGGATGACATTGTTGATCTACACTTCAAAGGCATAAAGAACGGTGTAGATCGGGCTAATAAGGTACTGAAACGTCTTAGACGTGATGGATATATTGACTGCAGCACTGAACGTAGAATGTATATGTACTTTCCCAAGCCAAGCATCAAAAAGGACAGTGCAAAGATAGCCCATTTCCAAGCGATCGCAAAGTTCTATAAAGAAGCGAGCGTGATTGAAAAGCCAAGAATATTCATCGTTGAACCGAAGTACGGAAAAGGCAATCCCGAACCTGATGTGTTTATGATTTGGAGACGCACACCGTTTTATGTGGAGATACAGAGAAGTGTATACAGCCATAAAGTCATGACCGAGAAGATGAACCGATACGAGCGGTACTTTAACGGTGAGGAATGGAAGCTGGAGTCATGGCAACCGACTGACAAAAAGATATTCCCGTTCATATGGATCTTATCTGAAACCGCCTACAACATCGATACTCCATTTAAGGTACTTCAAACTAGGACTGTCGTTGAGTTGGGAAAGTAGGATCAAGAAGAGTCATCCCACATCTCATCCCATACTCATCCCATATGAACGTTATTTGATTATGGGAAACTACGAAAAACACAAGGGCACTAATTTAAACAAGAATAGCCACAAACCCTTTTGTATCAAGGGTTTGTGGCAAATAGGATCTAATCATGGGAAACATAGGTGTAATGCGTAAGGAATGGGCGGCATGATGTAAAATCGTTAATAATCCCTTGTACTGCAAGGAATTATACGATTTAATGCTTGTACATCCCATATTCATCCCATATTTTCCGTGGGAGATTAATGAGGGAGGCTCTGCATGAGTTGTGAAAACTTATGTGCAGCCTCTTTCTTTTTCGTTTTAGTGACATGTAGATAAACATTTCTTGTCGTTTGGTCATCTTGATGACCTAGGCGTTCCATTATCGCTTCTAGTGATACACCTGCCTCAGCAAGCAGTGAAGTATGAGTATGTCGAAGAGAATGCGGAGATAGGTCAGTGCTGAGCTTGCAAAGCTTCAAAAGTCTTGCCATGCGGATTTCAATTTTTTTGATTTGTTCTGGATAACCGGCATGGGCTTCGCTTGTTTTTACAATCACAAAATCTTTATCATGGTATGTGCTTCTAAACCTCATATGCAGCTCCTTTTGAGCCGCTCGATGAGCTAAAAGTATTTCACTGAGCACATTATCTATTTCGATCATCCTGACAGAACTTTTCGTTTTTGGAGTGAGAAGTGAGTACTTTAAAGTGTTATTCGTTGGATTATATAAAGTTTTTGTGATGCTTATTGTATGTTCTTCAAAGTTAATATCAGCCCACTTTAGAGCGCACAATTCCCCAGCACGCATGCCAGTGTACGCTAACAACATGAATATTACGTAATCTTGCTCTAATCCCATTGTTTTGGCGGCAATAAGAAAATTAGCTAACTCTTCCTTTTCTAAATATTTGACTGCCTCTTTTTCCTTTTCTAGTTGTTCAACGGTTTTTTGTACTCTAGGCACTACAGCAAACTCTGTTGGATCCTTTTTGATAAGTTTTAATTCGATGGCTTTTTTAAATATCATCCTCGCTGTACGGTGAACTCCATCAATCGTATTTTCTGCATATCCTTGTTTGTGAAGATCATGCAAAGCGTTTTGATACTGTCTATTTGTGATATCTTTGATAGGTATCTTCGCAAAATGTTGGTTCAATCTTCCGATTTCATGCTTTCTAACTCTACCTGTGCTGATTTTAACCTTCCCTGTACTCATGTAAATGTTGAACCATTCTTTTGCACACTCCTCAAAAGTTATTCTTTTTTCATCCACATATGTTCCGTTGTGAATTTCTAACTCCGCAGCAGCTGCTGCAAGTTCAGCCTCTTTCTTTGTACGAAAACCTCCCCTTTCAATAAGCTTTCTTTTTCCTGTTAAAGGATTTACCCCTGTATAGATGCGATAACTCCAAGTTGCACCACACCTACACTTTTTACTCGATTTATCACATTTGCAATTGTTTTGTCTGAATGAAGCCATGTATTTTCTCCTTTCATTTAGTAAAAGCGATGTAAGTTTATCGGCACTTCGCTCCTACATAAAAAATGCGTAGTTGATTCATCAGGTTCAGGTTTATTGTCACCAATCAAAAGATGAACCGCAAAATTGTTAGCTTCTCTTTCGATTCTATCCACTGAAAATAACGTTTGTTTCTTAAGAAAAGGAGTATTAACTTCTGGATGTAAAATAAAGTGTCCTAATTCATGAGCGCAAGTGAAGCGAGAGTCGAATTCTGTAAGCTCATTGTTTATATGAATCATTGGTATGCGAACATATTTGTTGTAGTAACCCCAGATGTCACCAAGTTCCTCAAAGAACAAAAGAATGTTTTTTTGTTTAACTATTTCAAAGGGGTCATTCGTACCATATTTATTCAGTAATCCAACAACTTCTCGTTGCGCTCGATTCATCAACTACCCTCCAGTTACCTGTATTTATTTGGAGTGAATTTCTTTTTAGCTATTTGTTTTGCCACCCTTAAAGAATTTTCGAGTGAGATTCTTAATAATTCCCTCTGATCTTCATTTATATCTAATGATTCTCCGTGAAAAGCAAGGTTAGTGTCTGACTCTAGAGCGGACATTAACTTCTCAAGTTCTTTTGCAATGTCAGCTTCATCTTTTTTGTTAATTGAGTAATACGTCGTGCTTTCTTTAATCATCGCCATCCCTCTGTCTTCTTTTAATCCAAGAAGGTAATCCACACTTACTTCAAAAATCTCTGCTAATTTAGCTGCGTTTTCTGCACTCAGTCTTTTGGCTCCTTTTTCTATATCGTAATAATATTGCGCTGAAATACCGAGTATGTCGGCTACCTCAGTACCACTCATTTTTCTTTCTTTTCTAATTTCCTTTATATTCACTTTAAAAACTCCTTCATCTAATTGATTAATATTACTTTGCACTAATATTATCAACAAATAGATGAAAAATCAATAAAATGTTAAAACAATACAGCGTATATTTAAGCGTATTGAAGAAAAATATAGATATAGTTGGGTTTTATTACTAATACGACAAATTATTCAACTATTTGATTAATTCTACTATTTGTTTAAATTAATCAAATAGATTAATATTTTCCTAGGAGGTGAACTACATTGAAGATGTCTAACGAGATCAAAAAAGTATTGCAAGAAAAGGAAATGACTGCTTCCGATCTCGCCCGCATGATTGGATATTCCCCTCAGTACATACACAATTTACTCGACGGAAACCGGAGATGGAATGAGACCACAATCGAAAAGACGTGTCAGGCTTTGGGGTTGGAATTGCAAGTAAAAAGTTGCAATTAGAAAGGAGGAGGAAAATGAAACAGGCCAAATATCTTCGACCAAAGGACATTTGCGAAGCTCTTGGTTGTTCAACCCAATATGTAAGCGAGCTATTAAAAAGACCTTTAAGTAATGGTGGAATGCCTTGCATTCGGTTAAGTCAAAGAATGATATTAATTGATCCTGCAGATTTCAAAGAGTGGGAAGAACGAATGAAGGGAGTTAACAAATGAATCTATCAGATGTGCTAGAAGTATGCAGAACGAATGACTTTGATGATGTGAATGATCTACTGTCCACTGGCAAGTGGAAGATTGCACACGAGCTGTTTGACGAGTATGGAAACATAGAACTTATTTTGTATAGAACAAAGCGCTGAAAGGAGATTTATATGAACCAATTACAAGTTATCAATCATGTAAATCAACGTGTATTAACAACCAGCCAACTAGCTGAATCATACGGGACTAATTCAGATAAGATCAGCTACAACTTTAATTACAACGAGTCTCGGTACAAGGAAGGTAAACACTACTTTCTTTTAACTGGAGAAGAACTCAAAGCATTCAAAATAGCGAACCGTGAATTTCAAGGTTCGATAAACAAACTTTACTTATGGACTGAAAAAGGAGCTTGGCTTCATGCAAAATCACTTAATACAGATCAAGCTTGGGAAGCATACGAAGCCTTAGTAGACGATTACTATCGGATAAAGGAAGTTCAGGCTGTCCCTTCCTACATGATCGACGACCCAATAGCACGAGCTCAACAATGGATCGAAGAGCAGAAAGCCAAGCAAGCAATCGAAACCAAGGCATTGATGCTGGAACAACGTGTAGCAGAGTACGAACCACAAATGAGATATCTCGATACGATCCTTAGATCAAAAGGAACAATGACAATCACACAGATCGCTAAGGATTACGGTATGAGTGGACAAGCCTTAAATCAGATCTTGCACGAAGAGAAAGTCCAGTATAAGCAAAACAAACAATGGCTTCTGTACCGCAATTATCACGCTGAGGGTTACACCAAGTCAGAAACGATTGATATTGTACGCAGCAATGGTGATCCAGACGTGACTTTAAACACTCGATGGACTCAAAAGGGCAGATTGTTCATTCATGAGATTTTAAAACATCGAGAGATCGTTCCTGTAATGGATCGGGTTAAGGTAGCCAATTAAGAGAGGAGAATGTATATGAAAGGATTAGAACAAGTGAAGCTAACACGAGAAGATCTAATCGAGATTTTTGGCGATAAGGAGAAAGCAATCAGAGAGATTGAAAAGGTATTTTCTGAACACGAATCTATAGAAACAGTTATTTTAGATCCAAATAGCTGGGTAGGTAAAGAGTTGCTGTGGCAGTCAATGAAAATGATCGAGTTGCAGCGAGGCATGATGGACCTCGCCGCAAAATTGAATCAAATTACTGAACAATTACACAAGACCGAGTAGTTCTTTGATAACTTCGTACTCTTCGCTTAATTTTTCGAATTCGATGTTTGACCATTGATGACTATGATCTGTGCGGATGTTTGTCATCACTTCTTTAATAAACACATCGAATTGGCTGAAGAAATTATCAATTTCGTCTTGCTCGAATGTATCAAGATTGCAGGAGTATATAGCGCGAGCAGAGTTCATGTAAGAGCTTGCGATTGAGAGATGGCCTACGATTACCGACTCACGCGGGTTTGTCTTGAAAATTTCATCGTGTGCGTACTGTGCATTAGCGAATGCCTTTGCAATAGGAATGCTAATTTTCTGTTTTTGACTCATATCTAACATGATTTTCCACCTCCTTTCAATGAAGTCTGGACAACTCTATTGTATAGAGAAATGGAACTATATTACAGAAAATTTTATCGAAAGGAGAAATGAACATGTATCGAGGCGGAAAGTTATCTAACGGCAGGTTGTATGTAAAGATTGATGGCTTATGGGTTAGTTTGAAGGCAGCTGCTGAACATGAAAAAGAGCGCAGGTTGTATGGAAATTACACAGTTTAGAGAGGGGGATGTAAATGAACCAAACAAATAGTATCTCAGAAGAAAAACGCCAATGGATGGAAGAAGTCGGGATTGTAGAGCTGAAGCAACCAATGAAGTTTTTGGATACCGGCAGTATGATGCTGTATTCAGAAGACTATCTAAAGAATACCCCGCTCGAAGAAATCAAAGCGGGGAACGAAAAAGCATTACAGCGGGAATCAAAGACTTCACCCCCTAAACAAAAGGGATAGCAGCTTTGATTTTCCCTAAATAGTCTAGAACTTCACTGACTTTTCCTTTGAAACGATTTTCCATGTAAACAATAGCTTGATCAGTCAGTATGTTGAAATATGCTATGTTGTCGCCTTTTTGGATGTTCAACATACCCAGTCGTCCCAATTCCCAACAGGTTTCGTCGACATCTTCTGGATTCATTTTAGTGATAAGTGATTGTTGTATTTCCAAGGAACTACCGAAAAGCTTAGCTTGCGTCTTGGGTATCCCGTTTTCTCTCTTTTCAAGATATGACTTGTATAGCAAGCACAGTAAAGAATCTGCTTCCTTTGTAAGTTTAACATCCATTAATAAACCTCCTTTCACTAATGATGTGTCTCGACAACTATCATTTTAGCTGGAAAGGAAAATAATAGAAAGTAGGATGACAATGGAAAAACGCTTCACATCAATTTTACTCATCACAGCAATCTTATTGTTCATCATCTCGGTTATCAACACGATTAAAGGAAACGTGGAAGCAGCTTCAACTGGGTTGATCTTCGCAATTATAAATCTGCTTATCCTTAATTTCATATCCACTGGAGGGGCTTTAGATGAACAAGCGAATGAGCGCGAATCGACTAAGGAAAGTAATCGCTGAACTAGCATCAATTCAACGGTCAGTACCCAGCTATGAAAGCGATCATGTAGTGTTATCAACGATCATCGATCGCACTGAAAGACTACAAGCCAAAATGTTGAAGGAGGTTCTTACTAAATGATCATTAAAGCGAAAACGTGGCAAGCATTAACGAGCGGTGAACGGTTGTCAGCACTTGATTATATGGTGTATCTAACTCAACGCAGATGGGCTGAAAAACGAACAGAGGGAAGTGGTCTTAATGGATAGATTCGAACAAGGTTTAACGGACCCGCAAGAAGCAAAGGTATTCTGTGAATGTATGTATTGTGGTGGCGAGATATACGAAGGTCAAGTGCACACGGTTGCTGGAAATGAGTCGTACTGCAACATGAAATGTTTTGCGGAATCAATCGGAGCTGTCACAATCACAGCAGGTGAGGGGTGATGAGGTTGCCAGTCAGAATTAACGCCAGTTTTGATCCGAAAGCACAGTACGCCATGTCAAAGTGTGGAGGAAGCATGGTGAACATCAAGGGGAAGGAAATGTTCTACTTTAGTAATCAGATTATGTACAACGAGTATCGCAGACTTTTAAGAGAGTCCAAAAAGTAATTTAGCCGCGGGGTAGGAGCCGCAGCTAAGTTGTAACTTTTAAACATTAATTTATCGGAATTATACCACATTATCGGGAGGATTTAATAGATGTCATCTAACCACTTAGCGGTAATCCATAGCAATCTTGATAAATTGCTTGAATCAAAGAAAGACGCAGTGCCACGCAGCTTCAATAAAACTCGATTCATGCAGAATTGTATGACAGTGCTCCAGGACACAAACGGCGTTGATAAATGTGAGCCAGTCACTGTGGCACGAACATTATTAAAAGGTGCTTTCCTTGGTTTGGACTTCTTCAATAAAGAGTGTTATTGCATCGTTTACGGCGGACAAGCTCAGTTTCAGACGGACTACAAAGGCGAGAAGAAGCTCGCCAAGAAGTACAGCGTTCGTCCAGTGAAGGACATTTACGCCAAGTTAGTCCGTGAAGGAGACGACTTCAAAGAAGAAGTGAAAGATGGTCAGCAAACCATTCAGTTCATTCCACAGCCATTTAATGACGGCAAGATTCTCGGAGCATTTGCTGTTGCATTATTTGAAGATGGTGGACTGATTTACGAGGTAATGTCAGCTTCAGAGATTGAAGCGACACGTAAGAATTACTCCAAGCAAGCCAACGGACAAGCATGGACCAAGAGTGCTGGAGAGATGTATAAGAAGACCGTATTACGTCGCTTATGCAAAAACATCGAACTAGACTTTGACACGATAGAGCAAGCACAAGCCTTCGAAGACTCTAGCGACTTTGATATGACGAAAGAGCCTAAACCTGAGCAGAACAGTCCGTTGAATGTCGTAGATGCTGAATACGAGGTAATCTCCGATGAAGCTGAACAAGAGTAACTATTACAGCCGAGAAGCCAATCGCCATTACATGTCTGTGAGCCAGTTTAAGAGCTTCCTGCCCGCCTTTGGTGGGTGTGAAGCTCAGGCTACGGCGATGATCAATGGAGAGTACGAACAGTCTTATAGTCAGGCGTTCATGGAAGGTCATTACGTACACTCCTGGAACGAAGGAACGCTTGATGAATTCAAAGCAAACAATCCTGATCTATACAGCAGTCGCGGAGCAACCGCAGGGCAGCTTAAGGCGAACTTCCAACACTGCAATAAGATGATCGAGGTATTAGAGAACGATCCGTTAGTTATGAAAGCGTTGGCTGGAGATAAGGAAGTCATCATGACAGCAGAACTGTTCGGGATTCCGTGGAAGATCATGCTTGATAGCTATAACCCGAGCGTTGGAATATTCGCAGATTTGAAGGCACTCAAAGAGATGGACGGCAAGTGGTGGAACAAAGATGCACAGGCTTATGAGAACTTCCTAGACCACTACGGCTACACGATTCAAATGGCTGTGTATTCCGAGATCGAGAAGCGGTTTACAGGTCGCTCTGAATGGCTCTTACCACATATGGTTGTGGTGACTAAGCAAGACCCTCCCGATCATGAGATTATCTATTTCGACTTTGATGTGATCGAAGCCAGCCTGCGGATCGTTGAGAACAACATCGAACGAGTTAAGCAAGTAAAGGCAGGAGCTGCCGAACCGATCCGTTGCGAAAAGTGTGATTATTGCCGGTTGACCAAGAAGATTAAAAGAATAAAGCACTGCTCAGAGTTGAGCTTGTACTAGGAGGAATAACAATGCTAAATCGAGTGATATTGATCGGACGTTTGACACGTGATCCTGAGTTAAGGTACAGCAATTCAGGGAATGCGGTAGCTAAATTTACGATTGCTTGTGATCGTCGTGGTGAAGACGGTGCAGATTTCATCCAAGTTGTAACTTTCAAACAGACTGCCGAAGCATGCGCAAAGTATCTCAGTAAAGGAAAGTTAGTAGCTGTAGAAGGAAGATGGCAAACAGGCAGCTATGAGAATAGCGAAGGGAAAAAGGTTTACACGAATGATTGCATTGCTGATAACGTTCGCTTCTTAGAACGCAATCAAACAGAATCCACAACAAACAGTGGACAACCAGTGGATAAACGAGATCCATTTCATGATGATGGCAAACCAATTAATATAAGCGACGATGATTTGCCGTTCTGAGGTGATGGGACATGACAATGCCTTTTCATCCTCAACCAAAGACGAAGGCGCTTAGAAATGTTCGTATAAAGCAAACGCAGAAGCAGATGGGCGATATTAGCCCGTCTGTGGACGCTGAACTAAAGGTAAGGTCACATGGTCTATGTGAACGCTGTGGAAAGGCTAGAGCGACCGAGAGAGCGCATCTAACTGGACGTAAGCAGTTGGAATGGAAGACCACAGCAGCGGACCTGCTGCACCTTTGCACAGCATGCCATGACTGGCTGGACGAAACACCAGAGGGTATACAAACACGGCGCATGATGGCGACTGTAATGAACTACGAATTGAGACGGTTTCAAAGTAGGTGAGTACGTGTCAGGATTCATAAAACTGCATCGAAAGATCCAAGAGCACTGGATTTACCAAGAAAAACGCAAGTTCTCCCGATACGAAGCGTGGCTCGACATGCTGATGATGGCTAATCATAGAAAGAATAAATTCTTGCATGGTAGCGAATTGGTCGAAGTTGAGAAAGGTCAGTTCGTTACCTCAGAAGTAAAGTTAATGGAACGGTGGGATTGGGGAAAAAACAAACTTCGACTTTTCTTCGACTTGCTAGAGAAAGATGGAATGGTTATCAAAAAATCGGACCGCAAACGAACCACGATAACCATATGTAACTACGGGCTTTATCATACTTTTGAAACCACAGACGGACCACAGACGGACTGTGAGCGGACTGATAACGGACTGATAACGGACACAAACAAGAATGAAGAGAATGTTGAGAATGAAAAGAATGATAAGAAAGTAAAACCATTATCTCGGAACAAGACCTATTCCGAGGACTCTGTTGAATACAAAATGGCATTATACCTTCATACAAAAATAATGGAACATGCCAATGAATCAGGAGTTGCCCACTTGGTTGAAAAAGCTAATCTGCAGAAATGGGCTGACGATTGCAGAAAGCTACTAGAGATCGACAAGGTAGACAAAGCATTAATCAAAGACGTAATCGATTGGACCACATCCCATAGCTTTTGGAAATCCAACATTCTCAGTGCTTCGAAACTAAGAGAGAAGTTTCAAGACTTAGCGATCAAGATGAATAGCACCAAACCAAAACAAGAAGATCGGCTGGACTTTATAAATGACCTGTAAGGAGTGAATGTCTTGGAGAAGGACAGTGCCAAGAAGGTTCTTTTCAAACTAGCTGCATGTTACCCGAACTGGAACGTGAATGAGGGTATCGCAAAAGTATGGATTGAAGAACTGATGAAAGCAGAACACGAGCACGTTATTGCTAACGCAGACGAATACATCCGCTCTAATAAATTCCCACCAAGTCTTTCTGACATCATCAAGAACAACCCACGCATAGATGCACAACGACAAATTGAATCCACTAGACAGATGATTGACCGCAAAGAAGAATATGTTGCACCACCTTGGATACGAGAAGGCATAAGCCGTGAAGAGTGGATGCGTAAGGTTATGGGTGGACGCTCATGAGTTATCACAATCTAGAAGCTGAGCGTTCGGTGTTAGGATCGATACTCTTAAAACCCGAACTGGTCCATGAAACAAGTATGACAGGTGAAGAGTTTTCATCAGAATCCCACCAAGCACTATTTGGAGCAATGTTATCACTCAGAGACAATAACCAATCAGTAGACATTGTTCACATGGCTCAGGAGATGGGATCAGAGTTAGAAAGACATGGCGGTGTAGGGTACCTGTTGAACCTGTCAAACACGGTACCCGCCATAACAGCATTCGGGGACTACGAGAAGATAGTCAAAGAAAAACATATACTCCGTACTGGCATGAACTTACTACGGCAAGTAATGACAAGCGAGTACAGCGACCCGAAGACATTCGCAGCCGAGATCATGAGCATTGCTGAAACGGTGGAAGTCGGAGCGAACACCAGCGATGATTTCATACACATCAGTAATGACATCATCAACCACTATGACGCACTTTGTGACAAGGCATCTAGGGGAAAGGGATTGGGACACAGCACAATATGCGGTGATATGGATAAGCTACTCGGCAAGTGGCAGAAGCAGACGCTGAACATCATCGCAGCTCGCCCATCAATGGGAAAGACAGCTTACCTTTTATGCAATGCACTGGCAAACGCTAAACAAGGCGACACGGTAGCGATATTCAGCCTTGAAATGTCTAGGTTTCTACTCTATGACCGAATGTTAGCAGCAGAGTGCATGATAGACGGGCTACGGATCAAGAACGCAACCCTTCAAGAAGACGAGTGGGAAAAGTACACGCTAGGGCTTGGGAGACTCGGAGAGTTGGACATCTACATCGATGAAAGTAATGCGAAAACGATACACGAAATCAGATCCCAGGTACGGAAACTAAAAAAGCAACATGAAAACTTGATCGTGTATATCGATTACTTACAACTCATAAACGGTGGGAGCAAATACAACAGTCGCAGCCGAAACGAAGAAGTCGGGTACATCAGCGGTATGTTGAAACAAATGGCACGAGAGAATGATTGTCCTGTTATCGCGCTCGCACAATTAAACCGAAGCCTAGAAAACCGTCAAGATAAACGCCCAATGATGTCAGACCTTCGAGAGTCAGGCAACATCGAACAGGATTGGTTAAGTATAACGGACCCGCAATACCTTGAGGTAGGTGAAAAATATGGGTTCCAAATACAACGTTTTTATTCCGAGTGTCAAATGGTTGCATAGTCAGAACAAAACGGATGGAGAAATAGCGGAATGTGTTGGGATTGATCATAGAAGAGTTGCCGATATCCGCAAGAAAATTGGATTACCTGGCAACCATTCCTCTGAAAAGCCAATCACATTAACTGACATACAAAAACAGCTATTAATCGGCGGAATCATTGGAGATATGTGTATTTTTAAAGACAAGGCTGCCAAATATCACAGAATGAACTTGGCACATTCAATTAAGCAAAAATCATATCTTCTGTTTAAGGCGAATCTTCTGGGAGCATTATTCTCTGAACCGTATGAAAGAAAATGGATTGATCAGCGAACTAAGAATGAATATCGCGAGATCAGAATTCAGAGCATAACCCACAGACTTTTCACTGATTTATACAACAAGTGGTATAAGAATGGAAGGAAAATTATGCACGACGATGTATGGAGCCTTGATGATCTTGGTCTAGCAATCACCTATTTCGATGATGGATTTATTTCAAGTAGGGGTTATGAAATTAGTCTCCAAGATTATGCAACAGACGATATTTATAAGTTTGCTGATGTGCTGAGGGAGAAATTCGGGTTGTCTTGTACAGTCCCTGGACTGACCCAAAGTGTATATATCAAAGCCGAAAGTGCCGAAAGATTCCGCGAAATCCTAAGACCGTTTCTGACCAAAGACACTGAATATAAACTGTAGTCCTGTCTAAACCGGGTGAATTGCTGGAAAGCTGAGATGCCAATCAGCAGCCAAGCCATACAGGAATGTGTGGAAGGTTCAACGACTAACAGCGTACCACTAGACCAGTGATGAGGCTGACACGAGCGCCCGGCACCGTCAAAACGGTGATGATATAGTCTGAGCTTACGTGAAAATGAAGCGTAAGAAGCAAAGGATAAAGAGCCTTTGTGGTAACAAAACTGGCAGATACAATCACCTTCCTGTACCGAGACGACTATTACAACAAAGAGACGGAAAGCAAGAACGTTATAGAGTTAATCATTACTAAAAATCGAAATGGACAAGTCGGTACGGTGGAAATGGTGAACTTGAAACAATATTGCAAGTTTGTACCTTACCACGAAGTACACGCTTAAGGAGGATAAACAATGAACTGGACGGAAGCAACGACACTGGAACTATGTCACATTATCATGTGGGACGAAAAGGCAACGGAAGAAGAGAAGCGAGCTGCAGGACAGGAACTATTCTCACGGATCGGAGAAGGAAGGTGAAAACAAATGCCACACACAGAAGCGAGAAAACACTTTAGGATCTGTAAAGTATGCCGTAAACGAT